TTATATCAGTTACTCTTTCTCCATTAATATAAATTTTTTGTCTATCAGTAGCAGTAGAAAGTGTAGTATCTAAAACAGCTACAATGTGATAAAAAGCGTGATTATCTCTTAAAACTCTTGTTGTATTTATACTTCCTATAGCAGTTCCACTTGTATTAGTTACATCAAAATAAATATTATTTTGAAAAATATAAACATGATTTGCGTCTCTAGTTCCAAATAATCTAAAAAAACCTGTGTCATTATCTGATTTTTTAATCCATGCAGAAAAAGTCATTTTTGTAGATGCTGTGTTTCCTGACATTGATTTTGTTAAATATGTACTAGCCATTAGTTAAATCCCCCTGAATTATTTATTCCTACTGAAATGGTTATTGAAAATTGTCTTGTCGTTGTTTGACCCTCAGCGTCTTGTGCCTGTAAGGTAAATGTATAAGTCGTATCACTTGTTGGTGATGGAGCTGTGCCTGTAATTGCTCCTGCACTAGATAATGATAAATTCATAGTCGTTGCAGGTGTATCGCTGTTTGATGTTAATACGGAAGTTGTCTCTGTAATTGTAACCGCACTATCTGATGAAGCTGATACGGATAAGCTTACACTATCTCCTGCTCCTACCGTTCCTAAAGAACCTGCTGACGTAGAGAAACTTGGAGCTGATGAAACCGTTAAAATAGCATTGGTTGTTCTTACAGCTCCACCATCATTGTTTTCAACTCTAATGTGATAAGAACCACCTGATAAATTAAATGTTGCGTCAATTGATGAAGCACTTGTAAATGAAACTGCACTAGCTCTTGTTACAGCTCCAGTTGAGCTGATAGCTTCTACAATCGGTACGCTAATAAAATTAGTTCCTGCAATCGTTACTGTTGATGATGTGCTTGGAGCAATCGTTAAACTTGATGTTGTAATCGTTGGTCGAGTAATACCGCTATCTATAAAAGATAGTTCACCTGAAGAATTAACACCTAAAACTTTATCGTTTTGTGGTGAAGTCTGAGGTAATGTTAAAGTATAACTTTGACCTGCTGAGTGTGGCGGAGCTTGTATTGAAACGCCATGTGAATTTTGAGAACAGTTTAAAGTTAGTTTACCATCTGTAGAAGAACCATCACCTTTAACAACTAAAGTTGGTGAAGGTAGTCTGTCGTTATTAATTGTTCCTGATGTTAAATTACCTGCACTAAAACTAGCAAGAGTAAATGTACCGTAGCTGACAACTTGTAAAATATCTCCACTTGCTGCGCCACTCGCTAATACGATTGACGTTCCGTCTGTTGCTGTAAAGTCTGTAGTATCTAATTTAACTCCGTTTAAATAAATATCTGCAAACGCAGTTCCACCAGCAACATCATAAGTTAATGTGTTTCCGTTAGCGTCTGAACCAGAAAATGTTGTTTGACTAGAAGTTGCTACATATTTAAATCGTTCGCTAGTGCCATTTACTGAAGAGCCTGCAAGTGCGTATGATGAACCATCAAAAACTTTTAAAGCATTTGCTGTCGTATCAAAAACTAAATCTCCAACATCATTAGAAGATGAAGGCACTCCAGCTTGTACTCGGTATCGCTCTCCAAAAGAATTTACACCAGATAAATTAGATGCAACTGTGTTGACGTTAGTAATAGATCCGCCAACATTATTTACATTTGTAATTGATCCTGCAACAGTTCCAATATTATTGGATCCGCTTAAATCTGAAGCTACTGTAGTTATATTTGAATTAGCTCCAGCAACAGTTGCTATATTATTGGTTGGTGAAATTTGACCTGCAACCGTATTTACATTGGTTTGATTTCCTGATGTTAAAGTAAGTTGTCTCCACTGAGTATTAGTCAAGTCGTAAACTTTCATAATATCATTTGTGGTATCAAAATATAATGCACCATCGACTAAAGCATTGCCGTCATTATCAACTGAAGGATCGCTAGACTTAGCTCCTAAAAATCTGTCGTCAAAAGTATCTAAAGCACTTTCGGCTGCCGCTTGCGCGGTTTGAGCTGCTGTTCTCGCAGTTTCGGCTGCTGTCTGAGCTGTCTCGGATGCTGTCTTTGCAGTTTCAGCATCGTTTTTATGTGATAAAGCAGACGCAGCACTTGCAGCACTATTTGTTTCCGATGTTGCAGCGTTAGTCGCTGAGGTAGCCGCAGCTGTTTGAGCTGTAGTTGATGCAGCAGCATCGACTAATAAATCGTATTTTGTTGAATTGGTATTGGTCGTTAAAGGCTCCGCTCCACTTGAAGTGTGAGCTGCATTAACCATAAAAATATTATTAGTAGAAGTATCTTTAACAATATCTCTTACACTATACGCGGTTCCTGATGCCCAGTTTCCACGGTTAGATCCAATCGTTGTAGTTACAGATAATTCACCTGTACTATCAAATCCTAAAACTTTATTTGCTCTTGATGAAGCATCTATTGTAAACTCAGTAGATGTCATTGTATTCGTTCTTGATAATTTTAAAGAACGATCAATTTCTTCCTGGATCTCTTGTTGTTGTAAAGTAAGTTTATCTAAAGCTGTTTCGTGAGACTCCGCAGGAAATGGATCATTAGCAACGTAGTCTGTATCTTGTGTTAAGTTAGTATCTCTTAACAAGACAATAGACGTACCACTGGCAGGAGCTGAAGTGAAAGTTACAGTTCCTCCTGATGAGCCGTTATCGACTACCGTATAATCCGAATTTAATGTTTTAACAGTTTCCGCTCCTAGCGATGATCTCTCAATTACTTTTAATTCCGCAGTAGTATTTATTGGAAATGTGTAAGTAAACTGAGTAGTAGAACCATCACCGCTAAAAGAGTTTTTAACTGTTGTGCTTGAAACAGTCATTATTTTTTATTTTTCCTTAGTTTTTTAAAATCAGTACCAGTAATTTTATTTCTTGGTTTTGCTGCTCGTGCTATTTTTTTTTGTTTAAGCGAAAGTTTTTTTCCTGGCATTATTTCTTCTTCTTGCCTTTTTTCTTTTTTGTTTTCTTCATAGGCATCATTTTGCCTTTTTTACCATAATGTCCTGGCATAGTTTTTTCTCCTGTAATGTTTGAAAATGCGGGTAGATTTTTACCCAGTTTATATTTACCTCATGCCAAAAATTGTCAATATTGGCAAGAATTATTTTATTGTGAAAAAGGTATATTTGGAGTCTCTGAAGGTGATGTTTCTCCTGGTTGCCACCAATATTCCTGTTGTGTATTTCTTAAATAATTATTTATTTGTCTGCTATTTTTTGCATCAAAATCATCATCAACCATTCTTGCAACAGTATCCATAATCATTCTTTCCCAAATCAACCTTAAATACCAAATAGAAGCTCCTGGAGTGTTTCTTTTTACAAATTTAACAGCGTCTCCTGCAAAATTAGCTTCTCTTCCTCTAACTAAATCTAAAACATTACCAGCTGATAAACCGTAAAGATCAGCAATAAATTGCACTAATGGTCCAGGAATTGTCTCTGATATTGTTCTTCCATATCTGTTATGATCTGCAACAAAATAATCTCCAAATAAACCTAAGCCACCTCCAGTAACTAAAGCTCTTAAAAAATATTCACCTGGGTTTTCTTTAATATAATCAATAGAAGTAGGTTGCCTTCCCTTAGTAATTTCTCTTATCTCCATGGTAAATGCACCGAAAATAGATCCAGTAATAATAAGATCGCCCATGTATCTAAATGTTCCTGGAAAACCACTTTGAGTTAAACCACGAGCAATATGAGTGTACATTAATGTTATTGGAAATTGTTTAAACATTGCAGCAGATAACATTAGTTCACCTGCCCAAGTTCCTGGTCTTGCATTACCTAAAATCCAAGCTCTACCTTTTGCTGATACAGAAGGCACAGCATATTCAGTTTCTGATTTTATAAAATCAAATAATTTTGTTGATAAATCTTCTGCCGCAGTTTCTGGTATATCTGTTCTAGCTCTAATGTCATCGGGTCTTAAAAAAACAATATTTTGACCAACCATTTTAGGATCATCAATACCTGCATCATATAATTTTGTTTTTCTTATAACTTCCCATTCTCCTTCGCCAATGCCGTATCTTTTTAATCCTCTTTGAAATTTTTTATCTAATTGATTAAAAGCTTTATTTGCATTATCAGCAAAAAAACCCATTAACTCCATACCAAAACCCCAACGACCTGCTTGGGTCATGCCTGATAAACCTGATAAAGTAATTGTTCCATCAGCTAATCTTTGAGTTAATTCCATACCGTTATTTTCAATAAAAAATCTTGATTGTTGATGAGCAAAAGTAGTCCAGCTTTCAGCTATCAAACCTGATCTTACTGCAACTTTACCAATTGTTTTATCACCTGAAAACAAACCTTCTCTAAATAAATCTAAAGTTCTTCTTGCAGATTTAAAAGCAGGTAAATCGTTAAATTGGTTTGTAATTCTTTGCCAGTTAAAATCTGTTAATGCAACAATAGAGGCTGAACCAAGATAAGCACCAGTTATTAACTGCCTTAAACCAGCCAATCCTCTAGCCCAAGGATTATCTGTAGGTTTATTAAGTTGACCTTTAAATAACATGTATAAATTATCTACTCCAGCTTCTCCAGTTATACTTCCACCCAAAATCGCTTCAGCTCTTTCATCTTCATTTCTAAATCTTAAAGTTTTTCTATTAAAAGTACCTTGAAGTTCTGATCTTGCATCAAGAGCTGCTTTTTGTCTAACTATACTTTTTGCATATAAATATCCTGCTTCATGGTCTGGTCCCAATGCTCTCATTAATGCAGTATCTCTTGTAATACTCATCAAATGATCTTGAGAGATTGCTAAAATATTATCACCTTTACCAAAACGAGATTGATAGCTTAACCAAGAGTCTGAGTCTTTAAAAATTAAAAAACGATGATCTAATCTTTGAGAAGTTGCTGATCTTCTTTTAGACGCATCTTTAGCAAGTAATTTATTAGTACCATTTAAACTTAATGTTTCGTAAACTTCTCGCAGAGCAAGTCTAATAGATTGAGGCGTAAATGGTAAACCAGTTGTTTGATCTATCATTTTGCTTATGTTAAGTAATGGTAAAATAAAATCTATCCAAGTTGCATCATCCACTTTTCTAATTTTTATAAAATCGTGAGATTGTGGTATTCTCCAATCTATAAGTTTTGCTATACGACCACCAAATTTATTAAATCTTTGTCTTGCAAGTTCAGCTGCCTCAGACCAGGCTTTTGCTAATTGTTTTGCAAGAGGATCTGTAGTTTCCTCACCAAACAAAGCTTTCATAAAATTAGAAGTAAGAGTTTTTCTTTTTGTTGTTTCGTTGCCTACAATACCTCTAACTTTTTCTAATGGTCCGTATCTAAACTCATGTAAAAAATCATCTAAATATTTTTGAACAATAGAGTATTCTTGTTGAATTAAAGTTTCTAAACTTGCAAAATTAGCTTGATCGTCTCTGGCAAATATAGCTTTTAAACCAGAAGCGTAATCTTCTTCACCTTTAGCATTACGGTAAGTTTTCATATTAAAATCTATTCTTTGTTGAGCTGCAATTTTCAATCTATTGTTTCTTTTTTTATAAGCTGCTGCAACCTTAGCAGTATCATAAGCTCTTTTAGCAGCTTCTATACTTGCCTCTGTTGGATTTAATCCTTGACCCTTATAAGTTCTTTCTAAATTTTCAATTAATTCTGATTGCTCATCAAATTGTTTTTTATTAATTGTACCTTCATTAAGAGCGTTAGATAAACATTGCTTATAACTCATACGCAATCCTTCATTCTATTTATTAATGCTGTATCTTGAGCTTCATCGTCAAGCATACTTCTAATAGTTATTTCTTCAACCTGGGTTTCCCCAGTTTCTTGATTGATTATTCTGTTTCCAGGGATTTTGGTTTCGGGGTCAAGTCTTTGAGCGACTTGTTCGATTTCTTCTTCGAAATTTTTAAGTAGAATTCTTGATCTGCTATCTTGTAAGCCTTCAACGTCTTTTGTGCTAGTTCTTTGAGAATTGTCGATTTGTTTACTTTTGTATTCATCTTTAATATTTATATAATTATTTTCTATTTTTTTTAAAGTCTTTTCATCTAATAAATTATTACTAATAACTCTATTTCCTGTAAATGTTCTTGCAATATTTCTAAGTTTTGCCTCATTTGCATTTATTTTAACATTTACAACCTCAATATTATACCCTGCTTTTTCAAATTCAGTAATAACATTATTTAGTTTAGATGCTTCTCTACCTGTAGTTGGATAAATAATATTATCTCCATTTTGAGCAGCTCTTTCTAAAATTCTAGTATTAATAAAACTAGATTCTGGATGAACCCCGTTTGCGTTTAAACCACCTTCAAACTCAGGTAAAACTTTTTTAATTTCGTCTGAGTCTGCTAAATATGCTCCATAATTTTTATAATCTTTATTGATGACAGATGACTTACCAGAAGCTGTGGGTCCCATCACAATAACAAGTTTTTTTTCTTTTTTTGCTGCACCTGATCCATAAAATTTTTTAATAAAATTTTCTAAACCAACGCCAAAATTTCCATAATCTCTTGTTTTCCAAAAATCAGCTGTTTCATCCGCAACATACCCTGGTCTTTCATTTGTGTTAATTTCAAACTTTTTAGCTTCCTCTAATTTGTTTTTATATAAACTAGAGTTTTCATATTTTTGAACATTGGCATCAGTTGGATCTGCATTTTTAATTTCATCAACTAATTTTTGTTCTTCAGTATTAATTTCTGTTCTACCTTTTGGTTGTTGTAATTCTTCACCAAAAAATTGATTGTCATAGTCGTTGGTTTGTTTTTCAATACCCTTAGTATTGTTTTGTATATCATCAAAGCTTTTAGCTTCTTCTATTGTTCTTTGATTGACTTCTGGTTTTTCGATTTTAGATATTGTTCGTGTCGGAGTTTCAACCGCATTATCTCTGATTGGTCCGCTAACAAAGTTCCTATCAAAATCGCCTCGTTCAACTGCTCGCTGGATAGCTTCTTGAGCCGATTGCCTTGCTTCTGCAACATTTCCTTCTTTAAGGATTTTTGCTGAGGCGTTAAGATCGTCTGAGAGTTTTCCAACTCTTGTTGAGAGGGTGTTAAGTTTTTCGAGGATTTTCGCATTTTCTATTCCTTGTTCAATATTTTGTTCTTTTTTTAATATATTACCAGCAGCTGATAAATCTTTATCAGATTTAACTATTGTCTGAAAGGCTTGTTTTAACCTTTTTTTATTACTGGTAACATAGCTCACAAGTTGTGCTTTCTCGATAAATAAACTTTCTTCTATAAAATCAGTACCAAATAAAGTTTCTTGTTGAGATTTTACAACCGCACTATTCTTAATAGAGTTTATAACATTTTCCATCTCTGTAAGATTGTTAAATCTTCTATTCATTAATGATGCTAAAACTTTATTATGAATTTTTTTATTATCTAAAATTGAACCAACTAATGATGCCAAATCTTCATTAACATTTTTATTTAAAAATAAACCCCAGGCATCATCTGATAATTTAGATAAACCAAAAGCGTTTTTTACAAGTTTTGACCTTGGCGGCAAACTAGCTTTGACTTTATTCCAATCAACTTGATAATCAGAACGCATAACTCTTGCAGCATCAACGGCTGAACCAGTATTATTTCTTAGGTTCATTAACATACCTTTTACCATGACTTGATCGGGTATAATGCCGTCTGCTTCTTTAAAAGTATATGCTGGTAATTTTGGTTCTTGACCTCTAAGTTTTAATCTTTTTGCAAGACCTAATCTTTGATGTCCGTCAACAATAACTTTTCTACCGTCTCTATATTCATAAACTAATGCTACACCCGCGCTAGGTTGATCCCACTCGGTTACATCTTTTAATTTGTTAGAAACACCCTCGGCATCACCGTCTAATTTATATTGAAAAGTTTGCGGATCAAAAATTAAATCATCAGGATCATAAGTTTTTATATCAGCATTGTAATCTTTAATGTCTTTTGGCTTAACAGGAATGATTGTTGGCTCATTTAAAGTTTCTATTTTACCTGTACCATTAACTAAATTCATAACTTCATTAGATCTTGCAACATGCTCGCTATTCCCAGCAGGTGTTACTTCAAAAGGAGTCTCTTCTGTAAATTGCTCAGGTTTAAAATTGTCAGCATTCTTTGTAGCAAACTGAGGATTTTTTTTTGCCATTTCTCTATACATGGCTCTTAATCTTTGTATGGGTAAATCTTCTAGTTTAGATCTAACAACCCCTAAACCTTGTTTAGAAACATCTATTGTTTTTCCTATACCTTTAAAAAAACCAAATAAAAGTGGTCCGCCAAGTGCGCCCGCAACTGTAGCATAACCAATTCTTTTTAAGCCTTCACCATCTAATCCCATTCTCTCTCTATATTCAGAAGCTCCTGCTCCATATTGAATTGCAGTTTCTGCTGTTGCAGCAATAATTGCCTCCATATAAGCAATCTTACCAGCGGCTGCTAAAAAGTTTCTAGGTATAGAATAACCCATGCTTATAGGGATAGTTGCTTGAATAAGCGGATCTTTAAATATTGCACCACCCATACCAAAAAAAGATCCAACAGTTCCTTTACCTGTTGATCTTCTTTTAACGTCTAAAAATTTATTAAAACTTTCGTTAATATCTATTTTAATTTGTTGCTCTATACCTTCCCTGGTATCAATTCCTTTTTCTTTTAACGCTTGCGCTAAATTAAAATCTGTTTTTTGTAATTCATTTAATTTTTGATGGAATGCGGATATACGATTTTCTTCAGACTCAAAACCTCCAGTCTCATCCAATACACCGCCTCCAGCTTCAGACTCCATAGGCTCATCTACAAAAGGATTAGTTAAATTCGTATGACCTAAGCCTCTAGCTGTATCTATAATTTCACCGTATTTATTCATCAGGTTATTTCTTTCTGAAGTAGAAAGTTCGGTCATAACCATATAGTTATAAGCTGCTTTTAAATTTTCTTTGAAACCAGTTTTATCTCCCTGGCTCCAACTATTTTCTGTAGCAGCTGCCTCTAAAGTTTGATTTTCATTTACAAAAAAAGACATATTTAATTTCTTGAATTTCTACCTAAAATTTCAGTTTCTAAACCTTGGATTTCAGTTTTAATTTTGTTTAAATCAACAACTAAATAACTAATTCCAGTTTTTACATTAGGTTTACTTGAAGCAATAAATTCAGGGTTAGCATTTTTATTAAAAGGATGATCGCCTTGAGCTAAAATATATTTACCATATCCTACTGCAATAAATGTTGGATCACCTTCTTTAAATGGATTGGCTGTTTTTAATTTTGCTTTTCCTTCTCGAATACTAAGATATTTGGGTACATCATTGCCTGTGGCTTTAGCAAAAATTTCAGGTTTTTTTAATAACTCAACAAGTTCTTCAAATTGATTATCTTTAACATAATTAGGTATAGGTAAAAATCTTCCTTGATAATTTATTATTCCTCCAAAATCACCTTGACGACCAGCTGCGGATTGTAAAGCTTTTTTGAATTCTTTTTCATTAAATGTAGAAAAATCTTTACCTTGTTTATACATTCTTGCATTATAAATGTTTGTAGCTCCTTCTATAATGTTATCGTAAGTTTCTTGTTGACCTGATAATGGAAAAGCCTCTCTATATTTACTGATAACTTTTTGGTAAGTGGCATCAGAAGAAGAAAAACTTTTTTTTAATTTATCTGTTTTTGATAAACTATATCCATAAGCAGCATCTAAAACAGCCTGGTCATTTGCGCCATTCACTAAAGTAAGACCACCAAGATAACCTAAAAACTTATTTTCTTTTGATATTTCTTTAAAAGCAAGTTCTGCGTCTGGTCCGAAAGCTTTAACGATACCACTGGATATAGATATTAAAGTCTTTGGATCTGTTGTTGTTTGAATTGCATTCTCTATTGCAAGTTTTTCAGATTTAGTAAAAAACTGCAAAGGTGAATTATAATATTCAGAAATAGCTTTTGCATTTTTGACTCTTTCCGCAGCATGATTATTAAAATCTTCTGCATTCATTGGATTTTTCAAAAAATCAGAAATGTTAAGTGGTGTTGTTTGGAATACACCCACTTTATTAGCAGTGGTAATTGGATCTTTGTTTAAACCAGTTTGTAAATTATTTTTGTATTTATTAATATAATCAAGTCTAAAACGTAAATCAGCGTCTGCACCTGTAGTATTAGCAACTTTATAAGCTGAGGATGCTGCACTATTAATTTCATCCATGCTCATTTCTTTTAATTTAAGAAGTAAGTCACCTTTTTTTTTAATTAAATTAATATTAGCAATTTGTTTTTCATCATTAATTGCTAAAGCAATTTTTTCTGCTTCTTTAATGCTATTAACATCAGGAATAACAAAATCATCTAAACCTTGATTTATTTTTGCAATATTTGTGGTGTTTAAAGCTTTTTTCTTTGCGTTAGAAGTTTTTGCGTAAGTTCTTAGTTTTTCAAAATTTTCAACAGAAATATTTTTGTTTTTCTTTGCAAGTTCTAAACCAGCTTTAGAGTCAACGTCTATTGCTCTTTTTGATTTATAAAAAGCTATATCTGTTTCTGTTGCTTTTTTTAAAACGTCTGCATTTTTACCATGTAAATTTTTAAACTCATTGCTTGCAAACATTGAGTTAAGTTCAGATCGTGCATTGTTTTTTATTTCTTCTGTCTCACCATAAATAATTTTTTTTGTTAAAAATTGTATTTTTTCTTTGTCTGAAGATTGAGATTTAAAAATAAAATTTTTATTAGAATATTTACTGATAGCAATATTATCTTCTAAAGATTGTTTTTTAATATAAGTATCAAATAATCTATTAGAAAAACGGTGTTTAAAATTTGGTTTTTTAGTTAAAGCTTGATCTAAAGCTTTTTTATAATAAGCTTTTGCCTCATCAGGATCGGTCATTTGCATTGCTTTTTCTTTAGCCATGCTGATACCTTCAAAAGTATCGTCTCCTTCTATTATTTTTCTTGCAGCGTCTTGCACTTCATTTTTTGATTTTCTTGTTTCGTATTCCGCATAAATATTCTCTGCTGTTTTTCCTAATCCTTTTATAGCATTTCCAACCTGTGTAGCTGTGCCTTGACTGACTCTCATATCAGACCTTGTTTCTACAGCACTCGTTTTCGTATCTGGTCTTATTTGTGTTTGATAAATTTTAATTGCCATTGTTAAAAATACCCCATTTTTTTTCCACCTGTTAATAAAGAATCTGCTGCTTTAAAATAACTTGCTCTTTTAGCAACTCTGCCTCTAAATCGTTCTACGTTAGCACTTGCTCTTGTCATAATTGCATCGTTAAAACCACGCTCTTTAACAACCTCTGCATTATAAACAGCCATGTCTCTATCTGTATCAATCATGTATTGATTTTCAGCAATAATATCAAAAGCAGTTCCTGTACCAATCTCAACACCTGATCCTGCTATTTGATTTTCTAATGTACTTTGTTGTCTCTCTGCATAGTAATTAAATTTTGGTAAGTCATATTGTTCAAAAACTTTATAACCTTGTTCTGCATTCTGTTCTTTTACTTTTGCGTCTCGCTCCATAAGTGAAGCGTTATAGTTAGACGCTTTTTGTGCTGCTTGTCCCGCTAATAAATCACCAAAAAAACTCATTTTATAATCCTCGCATATCTTATGTAATCTGAACCATCTGGTCCGTAATGTTTCATTAATCCTTCTTTTTCAAATCCCATCCATTTTGCAAATTTTTGACCATGCCAAAAATCAGCTTTGACGGAAGTTTGTAATCTTTTAATCTTATTCGTTTCAATTAACACATCAGTTTTTTTTTTAAAATGACGTGCCATTCCAAGTTTGTAATTCCAAACTTCATTCGTTGCCATGACCCACCCTTCAGCAACATTTTCCCAAAGCAAGTATATGCCTCCTGCCGCTATCGGTTTGTTTTGAGCAAACGCTGTGAACGACATACCCATTTGTTGTAAATACAAAGCGTATTTTCTATGTTCAGGTTTTAAGTACAGTTCATTAAAATTTAATTGCTGACTTAAAATAAATTCTGCGTGGTCTGCTTTGAACGGTTGAATACTAATCATCATGGGTTTCAAGTCTTGGGTAAAGCGCAAGGATTGTCATTGGTAAAGCTTGTTCTTGTTTGACTAAGACAAATCCATCCGTTCCATAATCACTTGGAAACTCTGTTTCCTTATCGCCAGTAAATAAAGGTACTGGTGCCGTCATAGATGCCGAGCTATCTCTAAATGGGATTTCATCTAAATTACTTTCGTTTGGTCCCACTTTAGCTCCAACAGTTTCAAAAAATCTAACTGTTACATCATAAATTCTTTTGGTTTTAGTTTGATCTGTACCTCTAAAACCTTCATCTAATCTCATTGTTTGTAAAGTAGAAATAAAACCAAGACCAACTTTGGCTGTTGTTGCAGATCGCTCTAACGATATGGAACCACTAGATACAGTACGATCAGGATGCGTTGCTCCATCTACAATCACTTTTACAGTTTGACCCTCTAAATGACTTAGACCAGATAGTGTTGTTGTTGAGGAACCTGAGTAAGCTAAACCACTATCTACAAAATGAAACTCAGTAAGTGAAGAATTAAAATCATAAGTCGATAAATACTCTACATATTTTTTTGTTCCGCCATCAATCGTTCTCTCTACAATTACATAAACTTGATCTTCAGCAGTATCTACGTCAATCACGGCAACTGATTTACATTTAGCATCTGTGCCTCCAAAGTCGTGACCATGCCAGGCAACAACATCTTGAAGCCTGTTATAAGTTAAACCAACAAGTTTTCCATCGTCTCTTACACACCAAACGATACTAAAAGGCTCTTGCTGATAATCCATTTGCACAACCCCGCTATCGGTAATGTGTTCAGCTAAGATAGTTAAATCTGGTGCAACATAAGAGTCTGAATCAAAATTGTAAGCAAGCTCTCTAATTTTTCTTTTCGCTCTTTGTAAAAATAAAGTTGAGTTAGCTACTGAAACTGCATCAACGCCAGCTGATCCATAATTAGATTGTTTTCTAATATTTAAGTTTGTTGGTGTAATCGGATCCTGGGTTGCTCCACTGGTTACAGTAAATTCACCGCCAGTCGTCATTACAATTAAAGTTCTTGTTGCTTTAATACTTTCAATGGCATTCACTTGATTGGATGCAATCGTATAAATCATAGCATCCGCATCAGCTGTACCTGTTGTAAAATTTTCATAATCACCTGATTTAGAAAACCAAATTGTTTGGGGGTTATTGATTGTGCCTGCAAAAACTAATCGCTGTTCAAAAAAACTTACACACTTAGGATAATTACCCGTTCCATTTAAAAGATGTGTTGTTGAAGTTTCTGTAAAACTAACTGTTGCTAAAGTAAAATTTGTGTGTCCCGTTCTTGATAATTTTTTTGTTGGATGGTTAGGGTGCGTGAGATACATAACATCAGCACTCTGCGCAAACTTAATATCAAAAACTTCTGTATGTAAATAAGGTGATGAGATTTCATAAGCGGCTCCACCTGAAGTAATTTGACCACTATCTTTATAAAATCTTATGTACTGATCTCCAAACTCTAAAATATAAGTTTGTGTTGTTGAAAAGCTAAATGGAATTAATCTTGTATTATGTGCTGAGTTTTTTACTTCTGAAACAAAAACGGATCCTGGTCTCCTAGTTACTGGTCCGTGTGGCTGTATAACAAAATTATTTATAATTGTGCCTGCACTGTAATATTTTTGAAAGTCTGTACGACCCTCCATTCTAGGTGATAGTTCGCCTGCCGTAAAGCTCGGCACTGATAATAAAGCTTTTCCCATTATTATAATCTACTATTAATAAAATCTTCTGAACCGATCTGATCTACTGGTCCGTTTTGCGGATCTATATTATATCCTTCAGCCGCGTCTGCATGTCTTGCTTCTGAAAGTTTTGCTTGATACTTGTCATACATTCTTGCTGCTAGACCAGCATTCGCTGTTACAGCATAAGCAATATCTGACGCTAAAGAAGCTGATATAACTTCTCTAACTAATATATCCATTTCGTTTGGATCTGTAATTGATGCAACATAAACTAATTTTATATTGTCATCGTTTGTTAAAATTTTTCTGCCTTCAACTTTGTAATTGCTATCGTGATTTGCAATCGTTAAAACTCGTAAACAATCACTCGGTAAAGTAAATTGTCTTGTAAAACCCCAGGCAGGCGTAGCTGTATCTTCAGCTAAATTCTGTCTTTTGATTGCGCAGTTCCAAGGATGCGCTCTAAATACTGCATCACGGATAACATTATATCTTGCATTACATAATCTACCGTTCTTACTGTTTTCAGTAAGCGCAATAATGGTGCTAGCTCCTAATTGGTTTAACGCTGAATTACAAAGATCTACAATACTTGCCATAATAAATTCCTTTTAATTAATTAGGGGGCGGTTGCCCGCCCCCAGGTACTACTTAATGATTACGCCTCGTGGCATGGAATTTGAACCACACCAGTTTCGTTCATTCTAGTAGCTCCAATGCTCATGCAGTAATAAACTTGAGTTGCGTATGATTTATCATTTCTCTCATCTATTCTTGCAGTTACATCTTTTCCAATCGCTAATTTGACTGCATCTTGAGTGTAAGCAAATACTAATCTGTCATCAGTATTTGTTGCATCAGTTGGCAATCTGTTAGACATCATGAATTTGAAACCCATAAAGGTATCAATATCACCTTGAGCAAGTGCTTTTACAGAATTGAAATCTGATGAAGTTACTTGCGTTGTGCCTAACAAGTCTTGGATTTGTTTTGGTCCAACAACGATAAATCTCGGTAAAGATGGATCTACGTCATTAGAGTCAAGGATTTGCTTTGCTTGCAAAAGTTTTGCAATAGTCAAACCATCAGTTTGGTTTGCAGTTGCAGTTTTTTGCCCAGATGGAAGAGCAGTAGTTGTTCCTCCAGCAACTCCAGTTGCAGCATCCGCGTTGAATGCAGCGATGATTACATCATCCATTGATCTACCCATTGCAGCAGCAGCAGCTTTTGCATAAGACGATGTTGGGTCGATTAACATTCTGACTTTATCTTGGTCATCAATTAAATCTGCCCACTCGTAATCTGCCAAGCTAACACGCCTTCTACTATGAGGTGTATCGATTTGAGGTGTAGATCCGTGGCGTGATGATCTAACCTGTGCAGCAGTTACCCCGATTTGATCAAAGAATGCGTTTTTCCCTTTGATAGTTTCCACATCAACGGAACCACGAAGTCTTGAACCCATTTGTTGAGATAACATGCTTACGTTTGCCGAATATTGCTCGACAAAAGCAGTTGTTATTTGAGTTGACATAATTGTCTCCTTCTATTGTTTAGTTGTTTGTTTGTATTGCGGAAGATTATCCTTGCGGGTCGATCCTTGGCTTTACACCTCTCGGTGTCTTGTCTTTCCAAGACGGCAGTTAGGTCTTAACGATTGTCTAACTATTCAAATTTACTATTACCTTTTGTGTTTAAGCTCAAGTAAATTTTGAACCTCTTTAACGGCTGCTTCATGGTTCGGATGGTTTTTATCCCAGTATGCTGAACCTTGTTTTTGCAGCTCGCCAACTTGCTTACTTATTTCATCAGGGGTCATGTATTGGGGACCATTTGCTGAAACAAATTTATCTTCGCCTACATCAGAAGCAATCTTTGCAAACGCTTTGATAAATACTGGATGATCTCCAACTTTTGTTCCATCTGATAATGTTAAGTGTGCAAAATCCGTATCAAGATATTCTCTTGCGGCATCCATAGCTGAAGTAAGTTTAGAATTATATGCAGCTCCCCACTCTTTTTGTAGAGTTTGTTCAGCGTTCATTCTTCCTTGCTCCGCTTTACTGTCTAAATCAGCAATCATGCCGTTCGTCATATCTTGGTAAAAATTTAAAATACCTTCTGCTTGCTTAGGTAACAATCCGTATTTGTGTGCAGCATCTTTAAAATTAGTTAATGCCTTTTCATCTACAGACGATCCATCGGGTAAATTAAAATTATATTCTTGCGCTGAGTTTGGTCTGCCAAGTTTTTCATAAACTTTGTTCCAATCCTCCTCGGTTGCATGCTTATTCGGTACAGGTATTTTATCTGCGCCTACTAGCTTTTGTGCATGAATATAACTTTTTGCTAATGAAGGTATATCTTTAATACTCTCCAATGTTTTTTCAGCCTTTAACTCATCTGGTAAAGACTCTTTCCAATCAACCTGTACGGGTTGAGTGTTTTCTAATGTAGCTGGCTCAGACGGTTGAGTTGTCGATAATATCGGCTGTTCCGCTACCTGGTTTTCACTACTCATTTTTTCCTCCTGGTTTTTGTTTGAGTATGTTTTTTATATAAAGGATCACTGATCGTTGACCCTCCCTAAATGCAGTTTCGTAAGGATCTTTAGAAAAAGATGTGCTTTCGACATTGCATCGTTTTTCTAAATCTTCTAATAGCTTCTCGCCATCTTCAGATTTAAAAATTCTTTGATAGAGTTTTATATTGTCGTTAATTGCTTTCATTTAAAACTTTAGCCATCGGTGCAGCTTTATTTGCGATCTCCGCTTGTTGCATTTCTTGTTGCATTTCTGCTTGCATCATTTGTTGCTGTGCTTGTTCTGATCTTATTTGCTCAACTTGAGATCTTGATTTTAATATTTTAGCTGGAATACCTAAAACTTCTTTAATGTATTGAACCATATTATCAGTATCTAAGTAATCCATAACAGGTGATACTTGTTGTAACGAACCAAAGATTTCAATTCCTCTCATCAATGCTTGTAAGTCTCCAGTTTTTTGAGCTTTAGCAAGCGGTGATACATATTCAATTTCAATATCCGTTTCACCTAACATTTCAGGTACAGGTAAAAACTTTTTATTTTTATTTAAAATATTAAATGATCTTGTAATTAAAGGTTGTAACAACTCAGATTGTAAACGACCTAACACGGGACCAAGTATTCTCATTTTTTCTTCGTTACGCTGGATGACTTCTGTTGCGGTCATTGTTGTTCCCTGGTTTGTCATTAACTGATCTACAAAAAAGTTTTGTCTGATCGCATCCCTTCTTTGTTCTTCCATTTGAATACCTACAGGATTATTTGCTCCAATATTCATTGGTTCAATTCTATCCCTGGTTCCTGATCTATAATAATTTAAACCACCTGGCACGGTTCTAATTGGCATTAAGAAACCATCATCAGGTACCATTAAAGGTGGATCTATTTGTTTTTGCGCAGCCTTAATACTTGTCTTGCTCATTAAGTTTAACATCTTAACATCTGCAAGTGCATTCATCGCTGGTGATCTACCGTAAATCTCATTTGACGATTTTAAATATCTTGGTACAGCAAAAGGAAAGTCTGCAAAGAAACCTTCGGATAATAAAGTTCCGCTATCCTCGTGAACATAATGCGATACAAACTTTTTAGTTTCAGAATAGTCTGGGTTTGCATGGATGCAGTGAATTATATTTACTCTATCGTAAGGATTTTTTTCAATTTTTTTTACAAGCTCTGGCGGTAATACAGCATCAGGAAACTGGTTAGGTAAGTTTCTTGCTTGCATTTTAAAATGCCTGGTTAAGCTATCAACGAAACCTTTTTCATTTTCTGTAATATAAATTTCTGAAATATGTAAATTTTTAAATCTTAAATCATTATCTTTATCTTCAGCAATAAATAGTGCAGCTGTACCAAAAGCAATCAGATCATGGTAAAGTTCAAATATCTCTTGTTGAAAGTTGGATCGATTAAAAGCCTGGTTCATAACTTGAGTACAATTCTCAAGCCATTCAACCGCTTCATCTTCTTTGTTTAATTCATCATTTTTATATTTTAAATAAAACCAAGGTGATACTGTATTTGTAAGCATCCCATGTAAAGATGCAGCCAATAATTCTAAAGCATGTGTTGCCGTTCCATCATAGATAAACTCTGTTCTTTTATCTCCTTTGGATCTTGATTTTGTAATATCTGCTTTTCTTGGTAAACAATAATCAGCAACTTCTTGCCAGTGGCTTTCCCATGTTTGACGTTCTACTTTCAAAGTATTGTAACGATCAATCGCCATTTTTGATTTTGGATTATGTGCCATTTATCCTCCTAATAATGTTTTCTTCGATACTTCAGCTCTATCTGATAAGCCTAACGATCCAGTTAAAACTGTTGCACGTCTGCCTCTTCTTTTCACATCTAGGTTTGCATCTGCTGCACTAGATTGCGTATATTCTGCTTCCGTTGGTTGTACCATTGGTTTTGGTTTTGGGGGTTGTGGTGGTGGTGCAGGTGGTGATGGTTTTCTAAATCCTCCCATGTTAACTCCCTAATAATGTTTTTTTAGAAATGACAGAATCATCATCTTGTAAGCCTTGATAGCTTGTTAAGATCGTTGACTTTCTGCCTTTTCTTTTTCTATCTAAAGTTTCTTGTTTTGCTGTTGCCGCAGCTTCTCTTTCCTGATCCTCAAAGCTAGGCGGTGGCGTAGGCTCTGGTGGTGGTGGTGGAAGTGCTGGCATTTTTGGTGTTAAAAAACTCATGTTGTCTCCTATAATATTTTGTATTCATTATCCGCAGTTTGATATCGCTTACTGATATTCTGTTGGCTTGGCAATTCATCTATTGCAATCGCCATATACCTAAAAGCATCGCAAGCATGGCTTGACCAATCATGCACGGGTTTATTATGAAACATTCTCATCTTTTCGTTATACCTACGATGATAATGTCTCAAAGCATCTACCAAGTGTTTTGTTTTATCCAAATCAAAATAACATCTTGGTAAAATCATTTTAGCAGCGTGGATCCCATCCTCCAGGGGTAGCTTAGGTAAAATATAAAAATTTATTCCTAATTGATAAGCAACTTCCCTTCTGGTTTTACCCAGGCTAAATTCTGTAACTTCTATATCGTGTGGTGCGTAATGTTTATCGTAAACATATTCTTTTTGTTTTATAATGTTTACATAATGCGGTAAGCCTTCACGATTGTTTTCGTAATAATCTATAATTCTAACGGTATTACCGAGTTGCTGAAAAAAGATTATAGATGTAGCATCCCCAACGCCGATGTCCCAGACTGTATTAACTAATAAGCTTGGGTCATATTCAAGTACGGTAAACTTATCTTCTTGTTCAATCTTTTTAATAATATCTCCGTAAACCGACCCTTCAATATTTGCAATCCAATCACATTCAAACTCTTGCTTATATTTATTATCTCCCATCTGCGCTCTTGCTGCATCGAGTTCTTCTTGATCGATAATATTTGTTTTCGATACAGGAGCCGTATAGGCGAGCCAACTTTTATCTTTGACCGCGTGCTGGTGAATTTCATAAAAAAAATTATTCATTCCAGCTGGTGTACCTATAAAATAACAAAACCCTTTTCTATCTGATAATGCGGGTCTTAAAATTTCATTCCAAAGTTTAGGGTTTACTTGTGCGGTCTCATCTATGCAGACCCCATCCAGGAATATACCCCTGATACTTTCTGCATTTTCACTTGATAATAATGTTACACGCGACCCATTTGGTAAATCACATCTAAGTTCTGTCTCATTGTATTTGACCCCTGGGATTTTACTCGTAAATTGTTTTATGTAATCCCAAGCAATACTTTTAGCTTGCTTATACGTTGGAGCCACATACGCAAATCTAGGGTTTGGCAATGGGTTTGTAAGAGCCGCTTTGATTAAGTGGTTTAAAATACAAACTGTTTTGCCGAAACGTCTATGGCAGTTTAGCACTGCAAATCTATGCTGATCTAATAGATCATGCAGCTCTTGCTGAAACGGTCTAGGCGTATAAGGTATCTCAATATGCATTAGTGTATTGTTGGCAGCTCTTCAAAACAATCATTGGCTTCTTCATACTTCATGCCTGAGTTCTTTAGCATATAGCTTGCAAAGTCTGATGCCACCTTTGGCGTTTCAAATCCGTGTATATGAACCACGATAGCATTTGTTTCTTTATCAACGAATACTAAGCTGGCTAATTCTGTTTTAATATCTGGTTTCTTTTTCATAGTGTCTCTCTGTGTGTGAGTGTCTTAAACTCCCAATGACAATACAACTACAAACCGCGCCAAGATTTTTGGCGATAGTCTTGATTTTTAAACGCAAAAACGACTTTTTATATGCAAATCGTTTGTCTATTGGTTAACATAACCGTAAGTAATTGTTGGTATTGCTAGTTTAATTAAACAAAAAGTGTTGGCATTGTGTTTAATCAATCTAGAAATCCATAACACACGCGCGAGAGCGTGCCTCTTCCTGTGGCTGCAAACCAACTTAACTCTTCTTGTGTCTGGCAGCGAACCTGGCTGCTGCTTCTTTAGATCCAAACCCCCACTTCTTTAGTGCAAGCTTGAGTCTTGTTGGTCTTCCCTTTTTATCTTTGAGTGGTCCCTTGACTTTGCTAAACCTTGCAGCAAATGAGACGCGTCTTGGATTAGTTCCTTTACTTACTGGAGCTTTAACTCCAAACTTTTTCCTACCTGCTTCATTTAATCCACCACTTGGATTTTGAAATCGTTTAGCAACCATTGTTTATCTAAAGCCACGTTGCATGTTTTTATAAGACTTGGAAGTAATTGTAGATTTCTTTTTACTTCTACTTGTGCCAGATTTTTTTCTTTTATTAATATTATAATAAAGCCCCTTCTTTGCCATCTTGCCAGACTTTGTTTTATGATATCCTTTTTTCATTTTTAACCTTCCTTTTTTTTTATTGACTTACGGTTTTTAGTGTTGACATTCTAGTTACATATGTTACCAAGTTGGTAATATGTTAGATTACATAATTTACGGTATTGTTGATAACGCTATCATGTTGCTTGGCGCAATATGTGGTTTAGAGATTGATAAATACTTTCCAGCTAGATTTCAAAAAGGTTTAGGTGCTGTTATCGGTGCTGGTTTGGGTAATGCTCTCTCTGACTTCCTTGGCGGTATGTCAACTTTGTCGTATCAGCTTGCGATCGGTACTGCTTTAGGCTGCTTGCTTGCTTTAGTGTTAATTCCTCTTTTTGTTTATCTAAGCAAATTGAGACAACAAAAAAACAAATACAAGGGAGTAAATTAATATGTCTAAAGACTACTCAAAAGACAGATACATTCCAAAAACTTGTAATACTCCGTTACTTAGTAATGAGTTCTTTGATTTCTTTTGGAATGAAAACAAAGAAAAACCAGTGTGTATTACATTTAGCAAAAAAGCTAAAAATCAATTCTGGTACATTCAATTTTTATCTTACGACAGAATGATGAAAAAAGTTGAAGAAACTATTTCAAATGCTGTCTCAAGAAAAAAAACTCAAGAAGAAAACAAAGCGAAAAGAAATCAAGCACACTCTTTAAAAGTTGGAGACATTCTTTACGCTTCATGGGGTTACGATCAAACCAACATTGACTTTTTTAAAGTTGTTGAATTAGTCGGTAAAACCCAAATAAAAATTATTGGTGTAGATACTGAGATTGAGTCTGTACCAGGTTGCGAGAGCCAAGATTTAGCAACTCCTGCTAACTCAAGTTCTCAAGCTAATGTTTTTACTAGAAAGTACAACCCAACCTTAAAAAAATATGAGCCTATTACTTTATTAAAAAAAGTTGATGGAAGTAATAACTCAATAAAAATATCTTCTTATGCCTGGGCAACTCCTTACAAACCAGGTCAAAATTTATATCAAACCGCATCTGGTTTTGGTCATTAACCTTCAATCGCTCCAGGAGCTTTTTGCTCCTGGGGTCTTGCCCAACTAATCGTTAACTTACTATCGGTCTTTTGATCGATTTTTTGTTTGTCTCCGAAAATTCCTGAAGCGAGTTTACTTGCAAGCCATCTAGCATGATGAGCTTTTTCTCTATACTGTTGGAAATACTTTGGATCTTGCGGAGTGTTTAACTCATCGTGTATTTGATCTAAAATAGTATAAGTTCCAACTTCTCTTGCTTTCATAATGGCTTGATGGATTTTGTCATCCTCTCGCATGGCTCTA